GACCAGGCAATAATCTATCTTCCACCGAACCGCGCATGGCGTTATCAAAATCGCCAAATTGGGTTGTTTCATATTCCATGACCCGTTCCAGCATTGTTGATGCCAAACGGCCTACGGGGTCTTGATCCATATAACGGCGGGAGACTTCGGGTTTTGCTTGCCGCCCGTATAGCGCGGGAAACAACACTTGGATGTTTGACCAAAGGATGTTGTAACGAACACGGGGCATTTCTACCGCATCGCGTTCGTCCCGATACCGCTTAATAATTTTATGCCCGCGCTTTTCCCACTTGTCAAAAACCTTTTGCGCGGATTCGATTTGGTCGTGCCAGTACGGGCCAGGGTTTTCGCCCTCGTAAGCACCGGTTTCTTCGTAAGCCATTAGCTACCCGCAGCAAAAAAGAATGTTACGTCTAATGCCGTGCCAGCAATTGTGGCGTAGAGGCTAACACCCACATTGGCGGGGAATCGGTGAAAGCCGATAGCGGGCGTAATTGTCCCACTCATTACGTCACCGCCTGCGCCTCCATTGCGTAGCACCAACGTTCCGATGGTTGTGCTGTTAACGTAAAAGCCAATTAATTGGCACGGGCCAGGCGTTACTGCACCGGTTGCTGTGATGTTTTTGTATCCACCTACTTCGGCGACGGGTTGGCTCATATTCGTTCTCCACGATGATGTTGAGTGTCAAATTCCCACAATTCATCCAATGTGATGGTTTGGATGGTCTTGCCCTTGGGCGGCTCTTGATCTCTTGCCTCTTGCCTGTAGGCTACTGCAAGCATTCTAAAGGCATCGGCTGGGTGTGAGCACCAGTCATGGCGAGGATTTTGCCTAAATGCCTTTTTATCCTCATCATATTCCCGCTGATATTGGCGCAAAGCCTCTAGTCCTTCCTCACAACTAGGGTCAAAATAGCACTTGGGCAACACCATCCGAACCGCTTGAATGCCGTCCTGTACCCCAATTTCGGGCACGATTGCTAGTTTGCTCATGCCTCCAAGGTGCGCCGCAAGCTGCTCCACAATGGATTTGCCGCCCGATGCCAGCGTTTTAGCCCGTGCGTCGTGGGGTAGGTAGTGCTTAGTGTACCGATAGCCCTTGTCAATGACCGTTTGAGCAATGTCCTCAATGCCTGCGCCGCTGACGGCAAAGTAATCCATTACCCTGATTTCGCCTCGGATCACTTGGTAAAACCAAATGGCGGTGTCGTCGCGGTAACCCAAGTCCCAAGCGGTATAAACCGGCGCATCGGGGTCAAATGGTAAATCGCGGATTCGGCCTTCATCGTCAACCAAACGCATTTCCTGCCCATAGTAAGCGCCCATGATTGCCGCATCAAAGCTGCATTCATACTCTTGGTCGTACTGATCTTGGCTTAATTGCGCCCGTGCCGCCGCTAGTTCCGATTGGGGCAATATCTTGGAAACACTAGCCGGTAGGCGCAAAAGAAACCAATCCGGTGTGCTTTGGCTAACCTTGTAAATGTCGTGAAACTGGTTTTTACCCTTGGGCGTGCCGCCAAACACCGCCCAACCAAGCCGGTCGGACAACGTAGGCCGAATTACATTGCCCCAAACCGATGGTCGGAAGTCGCCGTATTCGTCAAGGTAAACCCCATTAAAACCCATTCCGCGCATGGCATCGGCGTTGTCACCGCCAAACAACATGATTTTTGCGCCGTTAATCAGTTCTACCGTTAGGTCGGCTTCGTTTGTGTTTTTAGTAATTGGGGCAGCGTAATGCTTGAGATAATCCCATGCCACCCGCTTGGCCTGGCTTCTAAACGGGGCAATGTACGCATACTGTGCGCCTTGCCTGCCTTCCGTAATTGCCCGCTTAATCACATCGTTGATTGCCGCCACGGTCTTACCGGCCCGTCGGTGGGCAACCAAGCATGACCAGCGGGTTGTGCGATTGTGGAACGGCATAAAAGCGTCCCGTGGGGAGTACGGCAGGATTATTTCCCGCTTGCCCATGTCACTATCATTTCTACCGGCCCTTGGTCAGCGCCTGTGACTTCAGTCCTTGCCAGCTTGGGCACATGGTACTCAACCACCGATTGAAAAAGTTCAAACGCTTTTGCCGGATTGGGCTTGATGTCATTTTCGGGATCACCATTAGCAACCGTATCAAGCCATTCGGTCAATCTATGGGCATTGGTATCAACAAACATGGCAATGGCCTCACGCGTCTGTTGCGTGGTCTTGTTGGGCAAACCTTTGGGGCGACCTGGGCCTGCTGTAGTTTTTTCGCCTTTTTTAAACGCCATAACTATTTTTTCTTTGGCGACGCTTTAGCTTGGTCGGCTTTGTTGTATTCCTTGGCTACCTTAACCGGAATACCCGCCATTTTTGCAAATTTAGGGTTGTGCGCGGCTGCTGCCATGAACTTGGCTTGTTTATTGCTTGTACTAGGCATATGCGTCCTTCATCTTAATCAAACCGTCCAGCATCCGACTTTTCGTGTTAAACCACTGTTTACTGTAATCGCAATCGGCGTAATGGTCAAATTCGGGAATGCCCAAAGTGTAGTGGGCAATCTTGGCGTTAGGGTTGTGTTGTTCGCCTACCAAAACGTTCCATTGTTTGGGTAGTTCACCAATCAAAGAGTCGGGCAGCCAGCCAAAGCGGTGTAGTTCCGACCCGCTATGGTCGTCAATGTAATCGGGTGTAAGCACTTTGTTTCTTGGGTGTTCGCAGTTCCACAGAATAAGGCTTGACCAGTTTTTCCTTGGATAGTCTTCGTTCTTGGCCTCCATTGGCGTTCCAATGTACTTTCTTGCGTGCTGGGTCTTGTACTCGTGCTTTACCACTTGCACGGCCTTTGTTGGGTCAAATAACTTGTTTAGGTCGTCTATGTCGCCTAACATCAACATATCGCTTGCGTCCATAAAAATGGCGCGGCCCTTAAACTTTGTGAAATATGGGACTAAAAATCTTTGGTAAATAAAAGCGTTTGTGCCGTCCCGTTGCTTGCCGTAAAACGGCGTAATTGCCACCGGCTCCTTTGTGCGCTCTATAACCGATTGGCAAAATACATGATAACCAACGGCTTCCCGAGGGTCGTATCCTGCAAATATGCGGATCATTTGAGGGTTAGACGGTAAATCGTAGCGTCAACCAAAGCGGCAATTTCGTCCACGATGTTTTGCAGTTGGGATTCTTCCGGCAAAGCCACCCGATTCTTTTCAATGTAAGTTTTAAGGCTTGCCATGTACTTTTGCGGGTCTTTGGCGTTATGGAAGTTTTCGGGGTATTCCTTAATTTTTTCGTAGCATCCAGCGTAAGCCTCGGCAAAATCATCGGTCAATTCAATGATTTCGGGGTAATACTTGCCCAATGCTTTGTGCGTTGCATAGGAATCGGTTGCCAAATGCATGAAATGGGTGACCGTGCCGCTGTGCAGCATGGTGGAAATAAAATCCGCTACATTTTTTTTCATGATATTCCTTAAAATTGTTGGAATTCAATTTGGTCTTCAACAAAGCAAGATAGAAAGCCAGAAAATATCTTGCGTCAACATCCTTGAACGCTGGCTTAACACTCCAACATCCCTAATTGTATGGCAAGGGAACGTTTTTAGGCCATTGTCCGGTGCTTGTCAATGCGTCCACCGTTCTTTGGTGCGCCTGATTCCATTGCTGCTGGCGTTCATTTTTGTCTAAGTTTGCGCCTTGGTCAATTTCAAAATGGCAATTTAAGCATAGTGCGGCGGTTAAATTATCGTCAGCTTTGATGCCCCGACCCTTGCCGCCACCCCAATTTGTATGCGCCGCCTGCACCATTTGGCCCGACCCGCACCGTTGACAATCAAGGCTTGCAACTAGTTTCAACAGTTTTTTGCTTCTGACGTATGCGTGTTTTTGGAACAATTACAGTCTCCAAAGTAGTAAATCGGTGCGAATTGGCGCACTCTAAACGGCGGCGGCGGGTGTTGTCATGGTCAGCACGGGTTTCCTTGACCAAAGTCCAAGCACCGCATTCGGGGCATTTAATCATCTACAAAAGCCCGAAACTTAACACCCTGTTGCGTTCCAAAGGCTGTGGATAACTCTATCAATTCGGTCATTTCTGGTATGGTCATTTTGCTTGTTCGCGCACCAATAATGACAAACCCGCCTTCAATGCCAGGCACAACCTTTTGTTTTTTAAGCGCGGCGGTCAATACGTCTTTCCATTCTTCCTTTGTTAATTTCACCCCGTACCAAACCACCTGTTGGGCAATGTCCTCAAGGTTTGCCCACATCATGCGGTTTTGGTTAAGACTTCGCATCTATTACCTTTAAAGCCGATAAAGCCGCTTGCGGCCCATCAACCCTAGCCAATGTACCACCGGCCCAATTTGCAAAAAAAGCGTGCTGTAAGGCCGTTAAAGACTTTTTGGAGCCATTTTTTACTTCCATCAATATGGTGCGCCCTTTGTATCCTACCAAAAGGTCTACCGGTAGGCCAATAATCCAAACGTACGCGCCAGCCGCCCGTAAAGCGGTTACCACTTGGTCTTGATTTGCGTCTACCCTAGCTGCTCTACGCATTTAAAATTCTCCATGCTGTTGCTGCACAGAGGGGGACTTGTCCATTTCCAATGGCTTTAAGTCTGTCCACCCTAGCGGCCACCCCATCAGCCACTCTACCCACGTTGGGTTCAATCTGCCAGAAACTTTGCTCACCGATTGGCCTAATGACACTTGTTTGCCAATCTTCAATCTTCTCTGAACAGATGGATTTGACAGGTTGCCTCTGTCTCGATTGTCCGAGGCCATTGGTGTGGGAAATGTTTCCATCGCATATACAACTTCCCTTAGATTTCCTTTCCATCTGCCCTCTGGGTCTGTGATGTGTCTCAATATCGCATGACGGCTGTCTTGAACTTTTGGCGTAGGCCATTTGCTTTCCAACAATCCATATCCGGTCCCTCTGATGGTTTGCTCCAATGTCCGCTGCTCCCAGCACTCCCCATCTTGCATCAAACCCCATTGAGGCCAAGTCTCCGAGAACTCGTCCAAGTCCCCGAGAAGTGAGCATTGGTGAGTTTTCCACGAATGCGTATCTAGGTTGTACTTCGTGAATGATGCGCGCCATTTCTCCCCACATCCCTGATCGTTCTCCATCAATTCCTGCGCCTTTTCCTGCCGAACTAATGTCTTGGCATGGAAATCCTCCAGATACAACGTCAACAATTCCCGCCCAAGGTTTTCCATCAAAGGTTTGTACGTCATCCCAAATCGGGAAAGGCGGGAGAAAACCTTCATTTTGTCGGGCGCACAGTACGCTTGCTGGGTACGGCTCCCATTCAACGGCGCAGACTGTGCGCCATCCAAGGAGTTTTCCCCCAAGTATTCCTCCACCAGCGCCTGCGAAAAGAGCCAACTCATTTAATTGCTCCATTCTTGTGTCCTCAACGCATCACGCGCCATCTGAACAACCGCCACCGGCCTTTTAACGCCATCGGCATATTCTTTCAAAATTTTGTGCGCCCATGCCTTTGGGTCTACACCTGGCCCCATCCGAAAGGGCGTAAGTTTTGCCAATTCTTGCTTTACACGTTCGGGGTCAACCGGTGGGCTTGGTAATGATGCGGCGACCACCG